CGCTTTGTCAATTCTACTGGCGAACTTAAATTTAAAACTGCCCTGTTAACAACAACAGCAACTACTGCCAACGTATTTAATACTGGAGCAACAACAGTAAACGCATTCGGTGCTGGTACTAATATTGGTATTGGTGCCTCTACTGGTACAACTACTGTTAATAACAGTGCACTAATATCTGGTGTGTTGACTGTTAACGGCACTACTAGTTTAAACTCTACCCTTGGTGTTACTGGTGCAACTAATCTAAGTTCTACCCTTGCTGTTACTGGTGCAACTACTTTAAATTCAAATTTAGCAGTAAATGCATCTGCGATTACCACAACGTCTACTACGTTTACTCTTATTGGTGCAAATGCCACTACATTAAATATTGGTGGCGCTGCGACAGCAGTTGTTATTGGTGCTTCTACTGGTTCAACAACAATAAACAACCCAACTGTTCTTGGTTCACAAACTACTCAGAACCTTTGGAATACTGTTGCGACTACTATTAACTTTGCTGGCGCAGCAACTACTCTTTCTGTTGGTGCTTCTACTGGTACAACTACTGTTAACAATAACTTATCAGTATCTGGAACTTCTTCTCATACTGGTAATGCAACATTTAGTGGAACACTTGGTGTTACTGGTGCGACTACTCTAAGCTCTACTTTAGGTGTTACTGGTGCGACTACTCTAAGCTCTACTTTAGGTGTTACTGGTGCGACTACTTTAAGCTCTACTTTAGGTGTTACTGGTGCGACTACTTTAAGCTCTACTTTAGGTGTTACTGGTCAAACAACTTTATCAAGTAACCTAGCAGTAAATGGCGGTAGCATTACTACCACAGCAACTACTGCGAATTTGATTAACAGTACAGCAACTACTCTTAACATTGGTGGAGCAGCGACTTCCATTAATATGGGCGCTTCTACTGGTACGACTACTGTTAATAATGCGCTGTATACACTTAGCACATTATATGTTGGTAGTGGTTCTACAACAACAGCACTAACAAGCCCAATTAGTATTTTCCGTGGCACAAGTTCAACTGGCGCTGGTAACCAGTATACACAATCTGCTCTATTAAATGGAACATCAACTGGTTCTACTGACTTTATTGCTTATGGCGATAACTATCCAGGTCCAAGTAATGACCATGGTTGGGTTGACGTTGGTTATACTGGTTCAGCGTTCAATGACTCAAACTACACAATTACAGGTAAAAACGACGGTTACTTGTTTGCTGGTGCGGTATCAGGCGCTTCTGGTGCAACAGGTAACCTAGTTCTAGCAACAGATTCTACTGGTAGTACTGCTGATATCGTTTTCGGTACTGGTGGTTTCTTATCATCAAACGAAAAGTTACGTCTAGTAAACTCAACTGGTGAACTTAAATTCAAGACACCAACATTAACATCTTCTGGCGCAACTACTGCCAACGTATTCAATGCAGTTGTTACAACTCTTAATATTGGTGGCGCTGCAACTACTATTAGTATCGGTTCTTCTTCTGGAACAACTACTGTTAACAACAACTTAACTGTTACTGGTAACTTAACTGTTAATGGAACAACTACCACTGTTAACCAAACAACTACTAATACATCGTTTGTTGCGACACAGGGTCTTGAAGTTTCCGGAGCATTCACTGGTTCATACTCTGATGGTCTATTATTAGATTATGTAACTGGTAATGGTCGTATTACTGTTGGTGGTGGTGATGGTTTAACGATCTATAACAACGGCGACACAACTCGTCAGGCTCTATTGACAATTGACCAATACGGTAACTACACTCAACTTGGTGGAACAATTGTTTCTAGCGCAACTACAGCCAACGTATTTAACACTACATCAACTACTGTTAATGCATTCGGTGCGGCAACTACATTAAGCATTGGTTCTACTACAGGTACAACTACTGTTAACAACAACTTATCTGTTGGCTCTAACACTCTAACAGTATCAACAATTACTGATAGTATCCGTAAGAAACAAACATTTACATTAACAACTTCTGGTTCTTCCGCGAACTCAATGTACACTTGGTCTATTGGTTCATATCGTTCTGGTGAGATTTTAATGTCTGTTACTAACGGCACTGTATATGAGATTCTAAGATTAATGGTTCTACACGATGGAACAAACGTATATCTATCACAGAACTATGATGCAACAAACCAAGTTCAATCTTCACAGTCTGCTTCTAACGTATCATTCACAGCAAGTATTACTGGCGGTATATTAACTGTTTATGCTACCTGCGCAAGCGGTACTGCTACAATTAAAGGTGAAGCGACTATTTTCGCTGTATAAGGATAATTAAATGGCCATTCCAACAACTAGAGAAGAATTTAAGTGGTATTGTCTTAGAACTCTTGGCGCACCTGTCATTGAGATTAACGTTGATGACGACCAAATCGAAGATCGTATTGACGAGGTTCTAGACTACTGGCAACTATACCACTATGATGGTATTGAGCAGTTATATGTTGCTCAAGCAATCAGCGCATCATCAATGTTTCTGACTACAAATAACGCACAAAATTTTAACCTAAACGACACAATCACTGGTTTAACTTCTGGCGCTCAGTGTACAGTGACGAGCGAAACAGTTAGAACATCAAACGGAAATCTACTTCTTGTTAAAAACTTCAGCAACGCAAGTGGTGCTGCTAAAGAAGACGTTTACTACTCAAACCAAACATTTGATCCAGCAAAACCAGGTGTTACTTACGGTAGCACCATGGCTCCATTTGGCGGATTCCTTCCAGGCGAGACAGTGACAAACGCAATTCCAGCTCCAGGTGGTTTAACCCCTGCGCATCCTGTCACTGCTACTCTGAATGCAACTACTCCTGTCTCATACGGTCAATATGATAATCGCTATATAACTTTACCAGATAACATTTATGGTATCAAGAAAGTTTATAGCATTGGTCAGGCATCTTCTTCTAAGAATATTTTCGACCTTCAGTATCAGTTACGTTTGAACGACTTATATGATTTAACATCTACATCTATCGTTTATTATAACACTGTTATGAATCACTTGGATCTTTTAGACTTTGAGTTAAATGGTCATGACATTTATCGTTTCAATAGATTACAGAATCGTTTGTACCTAGACGTTAATTGGGCAACAGATTTAACTTTTGGTCAATATGTTTTGATTGAAGGTTATGGTATTATGGATCCAAATAAATGGTCAAATATCTGGAACGAAAACTGGTTAAAGCGTTATGGTGTCGCTGTTTTCAAACGTCAATGGGCAACTAACATCAAGAAGTTCTCTGGTCTACAACTTCCAGGTGGTGTAACTTTAGATGGCGATAAATTATATGCTGAGGCAATCTCTGAGATTAAAGAATTACAAGACGAATTGCAAAACAAGTCCGCTCCATTAGAATTTATGATGGGATAATATGAGCACCGTAAACGTATACTTTACGCAAGGAACACGTGGTGAGCAAGAACTCATCGAGGACATTATCATTGAATCGTTAAAGATTTATGGTAATGAGGTTTTCTACATTCCAAGAACCCTTGTTTCTTTGGACAATGTGCTTGGCGAAGATCGTTTATCTCAATTCAAGACAGCATTCCCAATTGAAATGTATTTTGAGAACGTTGATTCATTTGGTGGACAGGGTGCGTTTATTCAGAAGTTCGGTTTAACTATTGAGCAATCAGCTACTCTTGTGGTTTCGCGTAGACGTTGGCAACAGTTTATTGGTCGTTATAGTGTGACCAATATTCCAACAAGACCAAACGAAGGCGACTTAATTTATTTCCCACTATCAGGTGGATTGTTTGAAATTAAATTCGTGCAACACCAAGACCCATTCTATCAATTGGGTAAATTGTACGTGTATAAATTACAGATTGAATTGTTCCAATATTCTTCAGAGTTCTTGGACACTGGTGTTCCTGAAATCGATGCGTTCGAAACTCTTAAGACTTTTAACACCAACGTTACACGAAATGGTAATGGTGGTGTTGCTGCCATTACATTGACTAGTGGTGGATCTAACTATTCAGCTACTCCTACTGTTACAATAATAAGCGCAACTGGTATTAATGCATCTGCCAAGGCAACTGTTGTTGGTGGTGTGATTACTGCAATTAGTGTAACAAACGCAGGAACTGGATATGAAACAGCTCCTGTTGTGACAATAACAGACACCACTGGAACTGGCGCAATGGCCACATCAAGTATCGGTATTGATATCGACAAGTCAGATGGCTTCGGTGAAAACACTACATTTAAGTCGGCAGCTTCGCCTGTTCTGAACTTCAATGAAACTAATCCGTTCGGGGAAATTCAATAATGTTAAGCGGAAATGTTTATTACCATGGCTCAATAAGAAAAGCGATCGTAGCTTTCGGTCGTCTATTCAGCGACATCTATATTGACCGTAGACAGGGCGACTCTGTCAACGGAACAGTTCTTGAGCGTCTACAGATTCCAATCACCTATGCTCCTAAGGAGAAGTGGTTAGTTCGTATCGAACAACAACCAGATATTGAACATAATGTGACAATGGTTTCATTACCAAGAATGTCCTTTGAAATCAATGGTTATCAATATGACCCAAATCGAAAACTTGGAAAGATGACACAGATTAAAACAGCTGGGTCAGCAACAACTCCGACAGTATATTCTCCTGTCCCATATAATCTAGACCTCTCTTTGTATATTATTACAAAAACTCAAGAAGATGGTCTTCAAATTATTGAACAGATTCTTCCAACATTCACACCAGATTATACGCTTCAGGTTAACATGGTTCCTGAGATGGGCATTACTATGGACGTTCCTATCATTCTAAATGGTGTTCAGGTTGTTGATGAGTTCGATGGAAACTTTCAAGACAGAAGATACGTAACTCATACACTAAATTTTGAGATGAAACTTAATCTATATGGACCAGTTAGCAATCAGGGTGTTATTACTCAGGTTAATGCTAATGTTGGTGAAAATAAAGTAACAGGTCCACAAACATTTTATGCTGCTACTGGAGATGCTACTACTGCAACTGTTACTTCGGAGCAATGGACTGGTCAGGGGTTGTAATTGGCTGAAATATATAATTCGAATTCGAACTTAAAATCTGCTGGCGTTTCGTTTAACTTTACGCCAGAACAAGTCCAAGAGTATATGAAGTGTGCTCAGGATTACATTTATTTTATTGAGAACTATTGCTACATCGTTACTCTTGACCATGGTCTACAGTTGTTCAAACTGTATGACTGTCAGAAAAATAAACTAAACGTAATCCATAACAACCGTAGGGTTATCCTTATGGAAGGTCGTCAGCAGGGTAAAACGACAACTTCTGCTGCGTATATTCTATGGTATACTCTTTTCCAAGAAAGCAAGACTGTTGCTATTCTTGCCAACAAAGCCACAGCTGCTCGTGAAGTTTTGGATCGTTATCAAACTATGTACGAACAACTTCCAACTTGGATGCAGGCTGGTGTTACTGGTTGGAACAAAGGTGACATCGAACTAGAAAATGGTTCAAAGGTATTTACTGCTGCCACTGGTAAATCTGGTATTCGTGGTAAATCTGTTAACCTATTGTACGTTGACGAAGCTGCGATTATTCCAAACAACGTCGCCGAAGAATTCTTTACTTCTGTTTATCCAACTATTTCTGCTGGTCAAACAACTAAGATTCTATTGTCATCAACTCCACTTGGTTATAACCACTTCTGGAAATTCTGGACAGATGCTGAAACAGGGCGAAATGGTTTCGTTCCATTGTTCATCCCTTACTGGGAAATTCCAGGTC